ATTTCATCCTCTATTTTTTTTTCATTGTCAATTTCTTGCATTATTAATTTCTCATCGCATATAAACGTAAAACTATCTAGGACGGCGATATCCGATCCTGATCGCCCCTCATCGACCAGAGCAAGATGATTACCCCTAATCTTGCGCTGTATCGCATCATATTTTTGACCATTAAAAAATCCTTGCGCTAAATCATATACACAACGGTATCCCATTGACAACTCGATTTTGCCGTTTTCTATCAATTCAGACAGGTAATTTGAAAAAATTTTCAGATTTGATTTTAAAAATCCGTCAGAAAAATAAACATCTTCGCCGGTCACCCCATGCACGCCTTTTTTTTCTGCGGGCATTAATCCTTTTTTTTCATCGCCCAACATTGCATGGTCATCTGTAAACGGCATCAGCTTAAAAGAGTTTATACATTCAATATCTGATAGTTCTTCTTCCGGGCGGTATACTTGGTATATTTTGTTTGGCTCTAATTTATCGCTTATCTGACCCCCTAAATACGGGAAAACTCCAACTTTTGAGATTGGATTATCTTTAATCTCAATGTATCCGTTTATATCAACCTCCCTTTTTGATTGGGGGCGGTCATCATCTTCTGCGTGTTTGCGCGCATTACTGTATGCGATAGCCGCAGCTTGTTTTTCTTGATATCCTGAATTAACTAATTCTCCAATATTTTGTGAGATTATTTTTTTAGTATCGCCTGATTTAAGCGGCATTTTTATACTCCTTATTTGGGTCTTGTATTTCGAAGTCGAAGACTGGCGTCATTGTGCATCTACAATTAATTGCTTGCCCTGGTATCCCGGTCTCCCCAGTATTTTTGTCGATCACGGGCAGGTCGTCAAAACTATAAATATTACCACTCATATCTATATGATCTTGTCGAGGCTTTTGGCCGCCCCCAGAATGCAACCATTTAAATTTTTTAACCCCGACATCTAACATGCGTTGTCTATTTATTGAGTTATAAGATTTGCGCACTTGGTCATCTGCAATATTTTTAGCTTTGCGATCAGAAATCCCAGCATATTTATTAAGTGTAGATGTCAATAACTGTATATCTCCGCCTGATGTTATTGTACGCATAACAGTGCCTTGTACATTTTTCATATACTCCTGCGGGATGGATTCAATGAGGCCAACATTTTCAGTCACAGAAGCTTTGCAAATTTCTCTGAGTGATGATGACATTGATGTCGATTTGAGGGTTACGGATATGCTTAGTGCTTTCAGACTTGCATTGAGGCTGTTATTGCTGGCAATCAATGATTGATTTACCATTTCTTGCGCGTAGGGAGTGGATTTGCCGCTAAATAATTGTTGATATTTTTTGGTGAGGGAATTAATTAATATCCTGGCTTGGCTGGCAATACTCTCATCGAGAGCTGACATCATTTTTTGGTTGTCTATATATTCTTCAGCAAGTTTGCTGCCAAACAATTTTAATATTTCTCGTTTTGTCTCTTCCGCCATTCTGCGAGTTAATGACTTTAATTTTTTACGGTAAGCCATTAAATCCTTAACGCTATATGCTAATCTCGTGCCTTCGATGGGCTTAGAGATTGATTTTTTCGGAGACATTTATATCTGGGTCATCCTCTAGGTTAAAATCTATTTCTTCGTTGTCCAATTCTCCGATTCCGTTATATCCGCTATCAGGATCATTAATTAATCTATTACGGATATCCTCCCCATTAATAGCACCAGTAAGCGCGAGGATAGAATCAGTTTCAGCGACCATTTTATTTTTTTCAGCCACCTCTTTTGAGGTCATGCTGTCCAACTCATTCCAGCGGATCTCGGTCGCGAATGGCTCGATCCCAAATGTTGGAGCTATATACGATTTTATCGCTAATAAATGATGACGCTGGACAAATGGGGTTAGATCGTTAGCTTGTATACTCTCAAGCTCTTCATGGTAGCTTGCTTCTTCGTATTCTCCTGTAGCGTTGAATCCTTTGGGCGATGTCCCTAATAATTTAACAGCTGGCATATTTACCGCAGCCGCGACTAGCTGGTACTGGGTCATGATAACAGCATCTAAATCGGCTAGAGATGTATCAAACTGCACCATATCTTCTTCCAATCCAATTGTTTTTATCCCGTAGTTATCTCGGTTATATACAAATTGTAGGATCCTCTTTTCAAATTGTTTTTGTTTTGCCAGTGCTTTATCTACGTCAATTTTTAACACATCACATCTTTTGGTCATGGCCAACATTGGGGCTTCATTGGCCGTCCTTTCTGCCGCGTAAACGCGTTCATAAACTTTTTGCGGTATCGGTACGCCCCCATAAAAATATGTTGGTTTTAACACATCTGCGACTTGTGGAGTCCGCATGATGCAAAGGTGTGTACGATGTATACGCTTGCCATTTACTACCCACCAAGTCGGCTCATAAAAATACATTGATGCTGGATTAGCTGCTGCATCTGCATCTAACTCTGGCGTTATCCAATAAGGATCAATCTGCGATATCCCTTTATAAGATCCAGATCTCACCCCATCGATGTTGAAAGGCTTTTCGTAGTCGATCCCGTCCACCACAAAAAGCGCAATCCTTATCCCATAAATGCGCCCAAATCTTACAAACTCTATCATTTGATGATCCAGATTATATCTAATGTCAAATTGTCTGATCGCATCTAATATGTCTGGAGATATCTCAACTTTGCTATTTACGGTAATTTCAAATCCTTTCCTGATCGCATCTTTAGCAGGCACTGTGCAAGCTTTGTCGATTAGCCAATTTTGCGCCAAAATTGCACACAATTGGTAACCAATAAAACTCTGTGACCCATACCAATCGATTAGACTTACTTGCCCATTTAATTGGCCGGTAAGGCCGAATTGGTCATTAAACATGCTATCCATAGCCATAACGTTGCCGTCACTGTCTTTTAATATTGGCGCAGTCCGTTGTATATTGTTGGTTTTCAGATCAGCAAGTGCCATTAATTTAGTCCGGTTGCCTATATAATTTTGCAGATCATTATCCCACCAATTTTTCCTCGCGGGGGGCGCGGTATTTTTCTCAACTGGCTTATTTTTTAGTAGTTTTTTAAGTATATTTTCAATCATCTTCACAGTCGAAAAATCCTCGTGGCGTTTTTTTAATTGGGGCGAAAGCAATCATAACCGCATCAGCTAGGTTTGGAGATCGCGCCCCATTTGGTTTTTTGTTTATTATCAGTTTCCCGGCATCGTTGAGTTTATATGTCGGCTGAGATAATTCCATGACCAAAGTTAAATAATTTTTTGTTGTTGATGCTATTGATATTAATCCATCAGCATCAACTAATTTATCAACCGGATTATAAAAATCCCCATTTTTTTCGATTTCTCTTTCTCTTTCTCTTGCCTGACAAATCGCGCGGTGAGTTTTTTGAAATCTTTTGCGCAAATGCCACCAGGCTTGTGCTTTACGGTTGGCAAAAAAATCTAAATTAGTACGTGGAGCTTGCCGATCCCTTGCGCTACCGTCCTCCGCAAATGGGTCGGCATCAGGGTTAATAACGCCGCCCGACCCCCAAAATGCTGTAAAATTAATCTCTTCCGCATCTGTATTATCATTTATATTTTTCGCATCCCCACGGACACCTGCCCCTAATCCATCAGCATCATAATCGACAATCCAATAATCACGTAGATAGCATACTTCAAAAACTTTTTTAACAGTCCTATAAAGATCGCTATCTTTACCTGACCAAGTCTGCAGATAATTAACAACGATGCCATGCCTACCGGCTAACGCATTTAGGTCTTTCCCCTCATCGGCGACGTCAAAACCAAATTTTTTGATCCCTGAAGGATTTATTTTTAGCTTAACATGCGCATCTATTGCTGATTGTATCCACTCTGACGGAATAACTACACCCTCAACAGACCCTTGATAATTTAAATCTAGCTCTTGCGCTATGATGACAGGGTCGCCTATTTCCTCGCATTTTTTTTGATACCATGCCTCATCTTTCCGGGGGTCATCGCGCCAGTGGAATGTAAAACAAGGGATCTTTTTTTCCCTCACTTTCCGAGCAAAAGGGTTTGTACTCCCGTATGGAGTGGAAATGTCTTGCCTGCAGTCTGATGTCATCGATAATGCAGATTCAACAACTTCCGGCTTTTCCAGGAAGCTGCTCTCATCAATAATAGTAATCGATGTCCTATCTCCTCTCCCTATGTTATAACCGGCCTCTCCGGTGATAATGGCTCCCGTATGCGGGAACGTAATAACCATATGTTTAGAATGTTTTTTTTCCTCCCATCCGAATCTAAATTCAATCGGGAGCAGAGAAATAAACTGTTTGATCTTGTAAAAAAGTGATTTAGGATCGCCGCGTCTGTCTACATATTCTTCTTTCCTTGATGCAAAGCCTATTTTCATGCCCGGGTAAAATAAACAAAGAGTCCCAGCTAAAGATGTCGATAACCAACTAACGCCCATGTCGCGAGATTTTTGCGTTACTCCTGGGCTACGGGATCGCCAGTTATCCATCAACCAAGATATCCACTCTTCTTGACGCGGAAAAAGTAAAAACGGAATAATAGCAGGCTGCCCAATATTAACGTTGCGCGGGTCAGACGTACACCCCCAATCAATAATAAATTGCGCTGGATTTTTCTTATAAAATTGGGTCAAAAGCGGAATTTTTTCTGGGTTTTGTCTTATCCATTTTAGTTTTTCAACGCGGTAACTGAATGCTCCTATATAATCTGGATTTTTAAAATCAAATGGGTAAGGGATCGGCATCAAGACATCATCTGTTTATAAGCATTTGAGGCTTCGACCGGGTCGATCGTTAAAGAACTAATATCTATTAATTCTTTTGGTTTTTGGTCTACAACGTTTAATGTGTTAGCAGGTTTTCCGTAGAGACGATCTAACATCGATTCAAAAAATTTTGCCTTTACCGCTGCGCCTGACGCTGTAAGTAATTCGGCCATCACTACTTCCATCGTTGTGGCTGCTTGCGCCCTAGCGACATCACTTAGCTGATCGTAAGGAGTTTCTAACGCCCAGACCATAATAGACTCGATATCAGGTTTACTAAGGGTCAGAGGCTGTGTTTTTTCTTTTGCCCCCGCTTTTTTTTTGTCTTTTTTTGGATGCCGGTTAAATTGATATTTTCTGACCGTAGTAGGCAACATCCCAATTCCATGTGACATAATATGCTCTTTTTTAGAGTGTTTTTGTTAATTATTAACCTATTATCATGTGTATAAGATAAAGTCAAATCCAAGGGTCAATTGCTCAGGGAGGGATGGTGGCAAAAAGATTTGTTGCAATCAGCCGTAAATTAGTATACCATTAAAAAGTTTAGTATCTGAAAATAAGATTAGATGCAATATAAGAGGATATTAAGTAAGCAGGATAATAATAAAATTTATAACTGCCTATAATCGAGCATAATAATACTAATTATAGGCAGGATCCTTATAACACATAAGACAAACGAGGGGAACTCATCCGTACATATATTTAAGCGGCTAAATAATATCGCCAAAAAAATATATTGTCAATGCGCGGAGGATAATATGACACCCGAAGAACCAATAATAGAAATAGACATCACTAAAAAAAGGAGGGAACAGCTAAAAAATGCGTATAAAAAATGGGTAAAAAAACAAAAAGATTTAGGATTAAAGCCTTACAAAATCTACATAAAGCCAGAACTACAACCGCAAATTAAAAAATTTGTGGAGGAATTAAATAAAAATTCCGAATTTAAATAATAACTCACTAAGGGGAAAATATGAAAAAATTATTATTATTATCTGCACTATTTTTAAGCATTTCTGCAACAGCAGATACCTACGGAGACGTAACAGTAACTGACATAGTGTCGGTATATGACGGAGACACATTTACAATCACCGTCAAAGAATGGCCTACGATCATAGGCTATCGCATCAAGATTAGACTTAGCGGAGTAGACGCGCCGGAGATGAGAGGGAAATGTGCATCAGAGATAGAGGCCGCTAAAAAAGCCAAAGAATTTGCGGTTACTGCTTTAATGACAGCTAAAAAAGTAGAGTTACGAAGCATGCAACGCGACAAGTACTTTAGGATTTTGGCCGATGTATATGTTGACGACAAAAACTTATCCAAAATGTTGATCGACAACAACCTTGCATTACCTTATGGCGGTCAGACTAAAACAAATTGGTGTAAATTGCTAAACAAAAAAGATACATCGGCTCAAAAAAGTATTTAGCAAAATTATTTAATAGCTCGGTTAAATTTTGATAATTTTTAGCCGGGCTATTATCCATTTAAAATTAATCAGCAAAAGGATTAAAATAATGCAAGAAACACAAGAAATAATAAACATGTTGAATTCGATGGGTGGTCATATAAACAATGGCGCAAATTATATATGGCCTTTGCTTGTAAAGGAGGCTTTTACTTCTGGGGTAATATGGATTTCAATTTGTATATTTTTAGAAATAATAACAATTTATTGGATATGTAAGGCTATAAAATATATTCGCCATGAAAATTCAAGGGTTTGCAATGCAAGCTATTGTCAAAAATATGGTTCGGAGGATTGCACGCATAAAGATAGTTGTGACTATTATATAATGATTTTTGTACTAACACTCATAAGTATTTTGATATTAATTTGTTTAGCTGTAAATATAAATACTATAATAAACCCAGAAGTTAGCGCATTAAACGATATGGTAAGGAAGATTAAGTAAAATATACTTTATATAAAGAGGTTAAATTTTAAAAATCTCTTTAATCTTGATGGGATATAAAGCCTCTACTTGCTTTTTTTTAAGCTTGTAAATAGCAGTAATAACCCCCTTAACATCGACGTACTCAATATTCCCATCCGCATAAAAAACCATAAAATCAAGTAAATATTTAACGCCTCCCGGAAGCCTAAAAGGCACTTGCAATAAAAAAAACGTTACTACACCTTTGGACTGCAAATTTTTAAGGTGCGTGTAATAACGTCCCTCCAATTTTGAGCTAAAATTTATATCATCAATTTTAGTATGGATTGATTTATATTTACTTTTTCGGAAAGGCATCTTAACTTTTATGGGCATCACGTACTCATCATAGGTAACAACCCATGGATGGATTCCAAAAATAACAACCCATGGAGTGCTTAGCGATGCCAAAAGATACAACCGTAATCGCTAAGAGTATTACTGCTGATATGATAATAGATTTCATTTTTTAACGTACCTGTTAGTTATTACTCTGTTAGCGTAGCGCATATCTATCTTCACAATTCCGGTCTAAGCAAAAAACATTAGACAATCCCCTAGCTTCTAAAGAGCGCGAGTCAAACAACCATTTTTCCCCACACATTAGGCATGGCAACCAAATAATATAAATATGTTTATTATAATATTTAGACGGGTCTATTTCGGTGATATTTCCTTCGATATCCATATTTATCTCTCTATTTATTTTTTCCTTTATCATTTTTTTTTGCAAAAATACGATAAATAATTTGGAACGTTATGCAGATAACAAAAATAAAAAATGCAAATAAACAACTTGCCATATTATCCCAATTTTCCATATCCGCCCCATATCCTGACGCAACCATTTTATAACTGACATAAAAACTAATTATAGCAACTATTATTTGCATTACTCTCATTTTGATCTCCAGGTGAATTAAATTTAACTCTGCTCAAGAATCCAATCATCGGCCAATATATCATCATAAGTAAGATGTAATACTGATTGACGATGAGTAAAAATAAAACTTATTAATATATCATTTGGAGATTTAAGTTTTGCTTCAAATCCAAAATCATAATAAGATGCCATATGTGGACGTTTAGCTTTTTTCCCGGATTTAATTACATCTATAATATTTATCCCATATTTATTAGCGCGCACATCGTCGCAAGATACGACATAAAATTTTGGGTCATGATAATCAGACTCAATATCCATGACCATATATAATGGCATATCTCCAGTTAAGCTATTGCTAGATATATCACCAATACCAGATAGGATATTAATTACTTTGCCATGTATAATTTTTTTATGGACATTTATTTTGTGCCTATCATTGTCCGAAGAGTTTACAGAAAAAATATATGTCTGACCGATTACTAATTTGTACATGTTAAACCACTCCTAAAATTTTAAATGCCCCTAAAAAGCAAAATAAAAAACAAGATGCCGCGAACGTATAGCAAAAAAAACTCCTATAATATTCACCATCCGTATAATGCTCTCCACGTATAAGCCCCTTAAAACAATGAGAACTTAAAAAATAACCAATTAAAAAACTTAACAAAATTAGCGTTACCATCTTAATGCTCCATGTGTTGTTTGATTTTCTATATATGTATCGCAGAATCTATTCCAGCCGCACTATACAATTTTTTTGCAAGCCACCCCGTCCCAAAGTAATTAATAACATCTTTCTGCGTCCGGCATACCTCACCACTGTATTTTGTCCTCTCTCCATCAATTAGTGATACGCCGATCGTCTGACACACATACATACCTTGATCCGTTTGGTATAAGACCAGGTCAGTATGTCTGATAGATATGTCATTTTTGCTGCTTACTTGCGCTATTTTTTCCCCAGTAAATGCTATATCTAAGTCATCATCACGTTCTACAACGATGATATTGTGGTCATCGCATCTAGTCGGAAAGTCATTATTTGCTGTATTTTCCCCAGCTAACCTTTTGCATTCTTCGGAGAGTTGCGAAGCTTGTGGCATATTTCCTCTGCCTCGGTTATATCTCACCCAATTTTTAAGAGCTTGCTCAATAATTTCCAGGTCATATTCTAACGTTTGCTCAATACATATATTGTAATAATCATCATTTAACTTTTTGTCATAAAGCATCATTACAGCCGCTGTATATATGGCGTCAGTTACAAAACGTTTCCTATCAAAATCAGTCATTTTTATTTACTCCTTTTGATGATATTTCTCAGAATCATAAAAAAATATAGGACGTTTACCATGTCAGTTTCGAGGTCAAATTCGGGGTCAAAATCATTTAGCATATCCAGCACATTGCCGTCACTCTTATAGACTACTAAGTTTCTATCTTCTGACTCTGATACTGCCACCAGACTAATGTAGTGATCTGGTTCGTTTCCATCCCACCTCATTTTGATAGGGTCTTGTCCTTGCATAATTAAAAATACATCGCCGGCGGCTGGCTCTACCGACTCGTAAAAATGGGTGTATCCATTGTCTGTTTGTAGGGTGACGCCACGGAAGTTGTCAAATATTAAGGTATATGGGATGGTTATAGGGGGCGATTTTTGGTAGAAATGTTTTGGGATGACCCCGTTTATAAATTGATCTGCTTCGCTCATTGTTTTAGTCCTCGATTTAGTCGGGCAGAGAACCGCGCGACTCTTATAAATATGAATTAATAATTATTTGACCATCGCTTTCAACGCCGTAAAAAAATCTTTGACATTCTGCATTCCGGTTTCTCCGTCAAAATCACTTAGCATATCCAGCACATCATCAGCCTTATATACTTCATATCCTGCCGGGATCTGATCATTTAAATCAATGTAGTGATCTGGCTCGTCACCATCCCAACACATTTTTACGGGGTCTTGTCCTTGCATAATTAACCACATTTCTGCGGGGTCTTGTCCTTGCATAATTAAGCACACATCTGTGGCGGCTGCCGCTCCGCAATCGTAAAAATGAGTGTAACCGTCCGTCTGTAGGGTAATCCCGCCGGAGTTGTCAAATATTAAGGTATATGGGATGGTTGTGGGCGTGGGATAAATGTCTTTGATAAATGGGTTTGATATGGTCATTGTCTTAGTCCTCGATAATTTTTAGTAAGTTGTTTATTAGTCGGGCAGCTCTGCCCGACTCTTGTAAAGTTAGTAGTTAATTAATAGCTACAATCGCCATAACAATAGCTGCCGCATTTGTTGCAATAACCAAATTGTTTTTGAGTTTTATTTTTTAGATCTTCTGCGGCTGCTTGTGCAATTTCAGCGGCAAATTCTTTCCTAAATTCTTCTCTACTTTTTTCTGCGGCTGCATTTAGTTGGTCAATAATTGGTACGATTTCCGGGAATCGTTCTGCGCCTAAAAATAAATTTGCACGTTCGCCGTCACCGTAATTATAAAATTTTAGGCCAATTTTGCCGTTTAGCGTGTCAACCTTGCCGCCGTAGAATCTTTCATTTGCTATCTGTGGGTGGCAAAAATCTGAAGGGAGTATTGCTGTTGCAGAGTGATTTTCAATTGATATATTAATAGTCATTGTCTTAAGTCCTGTCTAGTAACCAGTAACACCTCTGGTAGGCTGTAGATGTCGTCTACAGTTGAGATAATATGCCAATCCAATATTGCAGTCAATCATTTTTATCGGTGGGGGCAACAAATGGACGATTCCTTACAAATCTAATTGGGGATTGGGATTGAGCGACTTTACATCGTGGTTCCCAAAAAGCATTAAAATATTTTTGAAATTATTGCAATAAAAAAGCCGCTAATACTGTGAAATTGCAGAGCCTGTCAACAATTATCAATATTAGCGGCATCCTATAACCTCTCTAGCTCTCTCTATGACTAGATAGTTACTTAAGGCTACCCTAAGACGTCACTGTCTAAGCCTTGAAGTATAATTTATATAATATTTTAATGGCTACAATATGTCACTCCGAAAATGAGGTGGCCGACCAAGTTACAAGTAATTTTATCAACAATTAACCCCCCATAGAAGCGCTGAAACCCCCTGTTTCAGCGTGTCCCCTATCGTTTTTTATCTATTCTTCCTTTTTATCATTTATACAGAGTATTTTTTATTATGTGCATAGTAAAAAATACTCCGCTCATTTTGCCGACGTCGGGAAAACGATTCGGATTTGGCATTGGCAGGACTCTACGACTATGCCAATGGCAATTCCAAAAAGTTGTTTCCTAAAATATCCCATGGGGATTACGTGGGATATTGGGATTTTCTTGATCCAGTTTTGATTCAGACCAATTCGAATATTTTAGATCAAAAAAGGATCAAATATATCATTCTATATATACTATTAATTTTATCCATGGTGATTTACAATTCGGGGACGAACAGGATTTATTGACAGAATTTATTGAACGAAAATCCTAAATTTCTCTTCCAAAAATGCGCAATTCCTAAATTTCCAAAAACATCGTTTAAATGCCCTAGAATCAATTATTTTAAATAAGAGCCACTCTGGTACTAAATCAATAATAAAATGCAACAGCGTGTAAGTTAAGAGCCTTAAATTGCATTCTTGAAACATATTTTAGCAAAGTCATCTATATTTTGGAGTGGATCCCCATTTTTTTCAGCATCCCGCAAACTTTTCAACACCGCCCGCACAAAAACGGCACGGAAGCCGTGTGGGTCTGCCTTGGCGAGCAAACAATCCATGTGCCAAAAACACACAATTTTGTCAACGCAGAGCTTTGCGATATTGGCGTCTGACTCACTAACCATGGGGTTGCACATCGATTTTGAATAATGCGATTCGCGGTCGGAAAAGTAAGTACATTTTTCAAATTTATCAAATTTTGATGTGTTTTTTTGGGACAAATTTTTGCACTCTGCGGCGAGCTGCCAGGCTGCTGGCATATGGCCTTGGCCTCGGTTATATCTCACCCAATTTTTAAGGGCTTGCCCAATAATTTCCAGGTCATATTTTAATGTTTGTTCGATACATATACTGTAATAATCATCGTTTAAATTTTTGTCACAAAGCATCATCCGAGCCGCTGTACATATGGCTTCACTGATAAAAAGTTTCCTATCAAAATCAGTCATTTTTATTCACCCCTTTTTCTTTTTTTTGCAATCTATCAACTATTTTTTTAACTTCCAAATCCTTACGCTGGCTGTCTGTAAGTGGTATTTCTACATCAGCAAAATACATTTTATTTTTCAAAAAATTGTGCGGGTCAGGGATAAATTGATCTTGCCCGGACTCAACCATTGCAAGCCATGACGCATCATTTTTTGCTCTGAGAAATTTTAAAATCCTCCCAGTTTCCGAAACGTGATGACCAAGCCGCCATTGGTGATGAGCCATTTGTTTTTTTTGATCCGATACTTTTTTGGGGTATAGCTCCAAAAACTTGAGAAATTGGAAATCTTGAGGTGGCTCACTTGAGGAGCTTGGATAACTTAGCTGTGTGTGGCTTTTTTTTGTGTGGTGTGTTTTTTCTTTTTCTTTATCTATATCTGCTTTATCTATATCTTCTTTATATATATCTGGAGAAACTTTTTGAAAAGTTTTTTTAAATAATTTCAAATCTGCATTATCCGCATTTGGATTATTCCCCTTTGATATCAATAACTTACGGAAAGAAATCGTTATAAAAGTTACAAAGTTGTGTCGTAACTTTGAAAAGTTGTGTTCTAACTCTGCAGAGTTGTGTCGTAACTCTGCACAGTTGTGATCTAACTCTGCAGAGTTGTGTCGTAACTTTGCAGAGTTATGATTTAACTTTTCAGGTTCGTCATATATATAGAGTGTTATTTCGCCAATTTCCTCCAAGTATTTAAGGTACTCAACCAATGGTTTTGATCTAATACTAATCATATTGCACCAGTCTTTGATCGGATACGTGACGGATTCCACCCCCTGATGACCCATTTTTTCCGCGATTATCTCCATAAGCATGTAGTACCGTGCATACCCTTTTAGGCCAAATTGATTCATAACTAATCGAATATTTTCATCGCGGAGGGAATTTGTGCTGTGCTTAAACCACTTCATTTTGACCTCTTTTGTGTTTTTTTTGATAGGGGACATCGCATAGCAATTATTAAATATGCTCAGTTTATGAGCTAATAATTATCATGGCCTGGATAGTCATATCCTAGGTATATTTGATGTGAGTGCTTGGCGATGCCAAAAGATGCAGCGGTAATCGCTAAGAGTATTACGGCTGATATGATAATAGACTTCATTTTTTAACCTCCCTACCATTTCCCTGACGTCAGGAAAATGGTTCTCTTATGCTCAGGCAGCTTAAGATAGATTACTTATTTGCTAGCTCGTCTACTGTCACGTGTCCTAATGTTGCTTTTTCAATCTCGGCATAATATTTAGGTTCGATTTTTTTGGGATTTTTTTGCCAAAATTTAATAGTCGCGGCGTCAAGATCACAAACAGCGGCGATAAAATTACGCACCTGGCGGTCTGGCAATGGATGGGTTTTTATATAATTATATAATGTCATTTTTATCTCCTTTTTTTAAAAAAATTTAATTATCCAGTAAAATAATTTCCTCTAACTGTCTAAAAATGGTAATCACTAAATATAATTGATCACATATATACTTATAAGATATGGATCCATCTATATCTCTTTTTAATATATTAATGATGTTCATTGCTTTCATTATTAGATAACATTTTTTATTTATGCTTACTGGGTCTAATAATTTATGATCTAAATCTATCACTAGATCGTAATGGGTCTTTTCGAAATCTATTAATTTTTTTAATAAAACCCCCAATTTATGTTTGATTTTTTCTTCAATGTTATTATTAAGGGAATTACTTCTTATTTTTAAAAAAATTTCTTCGAAATTACAATAGCTAATATCACTCTCTATGATTTTGCATATACTACTTATCATAAGTAACAATATTTTATTTCCCCTCGAACTAGTATCCTCAAGTCCATCTTCTTTTATTTTCATAATATAATATCCACTTTTAATTTATATATAATATATATCCTTATGTATGTAATATTATTGCTCCTACCTGTGTAGTTTAATGCCAGTATAATAAATATTTTGCAGTACATTGCCGGTTAGATGCCCCACCGCATTGCAATTAATAATCCCATGGCGTATCGTTTATTTAACGCTCAGTAAAAATAAAAAAATAAAATAATAACCATAAATATTAAATAATAATAAATGAGCGTTATTAATTAATATTAAGATAATTTTTATTAAAAATTTTAGGAGTGAAAAAATGCAATACAGCATTGATCTAAGCAAGATAATAATCAGGCCACAAAATTACAGAGTAGAACTTTACGAAGATATAGCAATGATGATACGCACGTTATATGAGCATCATATAGACCATACATATTTAGAGATGCAATTAAATATGACGACGAACGATATCCTAAATTGTAATTTTACCCATGGACAATATTTAAGTTTAATAAATTTATATTTCGCGACTACCAATAAACGTAAAAATATTATTTAAATTTTATTAAATTATATTTTTAAAAATCAAATAAAAGGAGATTAAAAATGGAAAAATTAATTGATTACCCAGGCTTAGTTTTAGAACGTAAAAAAGGAGAAAAAATAATAATAAACGGTGATATTATCATTGATGTTGCTGAGATAATTAAATCAAGAGTAAGACTAAGAATAATCGCCCCCAAAGGGGTATCAATAAACCGCGAAGAAATACAAATTAAAAAAGACAAGGAGAATAAAGATGTTAACACAAGCCCAAAAAGCTGAGAGACGCACCGGGATAGGGGGATCAGACCTTGCGGCGATATGCGGAAAATCTCCATTCAAAACCGCTCTTGAGGTTTATATGGATAAGGTATCTGAAGATGCAACAGAGGATAAAATGACGTTGCGGCAACGTATGGGGCATTATAAAGAGCAAATAATAGCTGATCTATATCATGAGCAAACTGGATATCCTGTATTACACCCAGAGAATATGTATAGACACCCTGAATATAACTGGATGCTAGGCAATATTGATAGATTTGCAGTTTTGCCGCCCGGGCAAAAAATAATCGTCGAATTAAAATCAACTAACGAGAGGATGTCTTATCTATGGGGGGAGGTACACACTGATGCTATACCCGACGCTTATTTGCTACAAGTTGCTCATTACTCAATCGTTACTAATATACCACGTGTTGACATTGCTGTATTAATTGGCGATGCAGATTTTAGGGTTTACACCTATGAGCGAGATTCACAGCTGGAAGAAAAAATAATACTTATCGAAAAAAATTTTTGGATCAATAATATATTAGCCAGGATACCTCCAGAGCCAACAACTGCACAAGATATATCAAGGTTATACCCACAACATAGCCCCGAGAAGAAAATATTAGTAAATGAACCAATCTTAAAAGAATGGGAAGAATTAAATTTAGCCAAAAAAAATATAAAACTTTATGAAGAAGCAAAAAAGATTCATGAGCTAAATATTAAATCATATCTAAAAGATAATGAAATTCTGCTTAACGAATATGGGGATAAAATGGCGACCTGGAAAACGCAAGCAAATACTAGGTTAGATGTTGAAAGGCTGAAAAAAGAAATGCCAGAAATATATAAGAAATATAGCTCTACAAGTAGTAGCCGCGTACTTAGATTATTCAGTGATCAGTAATTACCGATAATATACCAATTTCTACTTAATCGGTAAGAAAATTAATAATTTTACCGGAATCCCATTTAATAAAAACGAGGGTTAACGATGACGCAAGAAATAATAAAAAATAATCCAGTGCAAATAATCGATGAGCAAAAGCAAACAAAACTATCCCCGATCATGGATATATTAGTGAGTAGACGCAAACAAATATATTCACTCGTGCCAGATAAAAAAATGGTAGATAGGATGCTCAGGGTGATCGCTATGGAGATTAAAAAAAATCCTAACCTCATGAACTGCACGCCTGAATCAATCTGGGGGAGTGTTTTAAATGCCGCACAATTAGGGCTTGAGGTGGGAGGGACACGCGGGCTTTGCTATTTAATTCCCTACAAAGAGCAATGCCAATTTATCTTAGGATATCGAGGGATGTTAGATCTAATAGGGCGCGCAAACATATTGTCAAATATCCCAATCCCAAGAATAGTCTACAAAAATGACATTTTCAAATTGCAATATGGAGATAGCCCAAGATTAACACATTTACCAGCGGATGATGATCGAGGAGAAATTAAAGGCGCATATGTGGTTTTTGAACTTAAAACAGGAGGGAAAGCATTTGATTACATGCCGATCGATGAAATATATCAAATACGCGACAAATCACCAGGGTATGCGTCCAGTAAATCAGCTTGGCATACTGACCCAACTGCCATGATTTTAAAATGTCCTATTAGGCGCATATTTAAGTACATCCCGACTAATCCGATGTTACAACATGCTATAGGATTAGATGAGGCTGCCGATTATGGGGGGCAAAATAACGCAGATGTCCTCGAAGATTTTGGGAATATTGAGTCCGCAGATCAAAAAAACAAATCCAGCAAATTGTCTGATGAGTTAGTTGTGTGAACATACAGGCATACATACCGCTTGCCTTCTGTTTGAACTGTCAAGTAATCCCTGACAGTTGCCACGTCAAGTTAAAAAAATAGTAGTAGGAGTTAGTTGTATGAACATACAGACATACATGGCTATAAATATGGCACTTACATATTTTGATGAGATCAAAGAAATTGATGATATGTTCCTTTTCGAGATATGGCAAAAAAAAAATAGGTTGAAAGATTTTGCTACACGAGACCAAGAAAATATCAACATAGACACAACTCTTAAATTATCTTTGTTAAATGATATTGATTTTGGGATATCAAAATATTTAGAGAGTTATAAAACTTTAGTAGGAGAATTTATAAAATATGCTAATGATGAAGGGAAATCCACGTTAACTAGCGATTTTAAATCTGGGGTTGGAGAATTATTATTAAAAATCCCATGCGATCAAAAAAATTACTTTTTAAATTGTTTCCGTGGCATAGTGAAATCAGACATTGATCCTTTTGCGATTAAATATGCGATGCGGAATCATGCAAGAGGACTGGCCTCACTTTATGCGGATGGGGGATATTATCTTGGGGGACAAGGAGCATATGAAAAAAAATATCAGCAAATAATTATGTGGCAAATAAATCTAATACTATACTTACTAAGATTGGAGGGAGAATAAATGAATCTTGAAGATTACAAAAACACTGTAGATACTTTTCTGAAATTAACATTCAAAAAACAAATTAATACAATAGATAGATCATTAAATAAGTTATCAACAGAATATAAAAATGATTTGTTACGGTCATTTTTTGAAGATAAAGAAATTATTTTAGGATCCACGCTGCAATTTTTCCAAGATAAAGGAATTATATTACTGGGGTATAAGTCTCTGTCCTATATAATACGCGGCATACCAAACTATTATTCGACTTATGAAGAAATCTGGGAAGAGTTTTATCGTGATATAGATGATATTTTCCAAGCTTATTGTGAAATATTATCTGATCTTCGAAGAATAATCTAATCCTAATAAATAAAATTAAACACACACATAGGGGAACAAAATGGAAAACACCGAAATAAACACAGCCATATTAGATATGTCTTTTAAAAAAAATACCAGTTTAAAAAATTATCTAATTAATATGGAGCATATTAATGATGATATGCTAAACATATATGCTAAGGGGTACACTGATTCGATCATGTCCTCGATTTTTTTGCTCAAATTAACAAACGCAACCATGGAATCATCCTATATAGATGATATTTTAAATCTGTCAGATGATCTAAAAATAAAAGAAATCTACGATAAATCATGCGGAGAATTTGAAAAATCAAATGTCCTATTAGTCTATATAAACGGATACTTAAAAGGCACTGAAGAAACAAAAAAATATTACCAAGGGGGCGGGAATAATGAAAAATAAAGAACTCTGTGCTTTTAGCGGGGATGTAAATATAAAAAACAATATATTAACCCAACTCAAAAATCATTATGACAATAAACAAATAATAAAGTCACGTGGATTTGACGATGAAAAAGGAGGCGGGGCAATCGAATGTATTATACATGAGCAGGCATATTATAAATTGCAGGCTCATCTTGGCATCCCATTAACATTAGGATATGTTATTAATAATATATACCATGGATTACAAGATAAATATTTATCTCAAAAACTACCATTTAAATTTATTGAGGCAATTAGGGTTGGCGCAGATTTAACGCTTGTTTGGCCAAAATTTGCGTTGTGGTTAATAAAAGATGAAAAATATGGATTTGCTAAATTTTTTAAATCATCCAAGAAAAAAAATGATTTAATAACCTATGTGATAAATCTTTATGACCGGTTTATTAAAAATGATAATATAAATAACGATGAATGGCAGCACATAAGTGATATGTGTTTTGAGTATGCTTCTAAAGGGGACGATTTTTTTTACAACCTATATTATTTAACCTATGTGTATGCCTACCCTTATGCCGACAAAAAAATGTCATCCAATAATCTGATCAGAGATTCCGATTTTGCCGCAGGTTATGTTTGGAGCCATAGGATATCAGCACTCCATAAAAAAAATGGGGAAATTATTAATTTAGATGATGTGTACAATCGCCAAATGTCTGAATTACTGAGGTTGATATCATTAACTATTTCAAAATCCAGAGTTTGAAGGTGGCGAATTTTAAAACTTTAAAAATCAGGCTACACGTGGATGTTCTGCACCAATAAACATGTTTGGTGCAGAGCATAAAATATTTAAAAATCAGGAGATAGTTTAATCATGGGGAATAAATTTTCGACAAAAGATTCTGGCGAGAGAGAAAAATATGAAAATGGCATGGTAAGAGATACCCAGAAAGATAAAGATAGATTCGACCTATGCGATAAAAGTATGTATTTAAGGTGGGCGCAGCTTATGGCTAGGGGTGCTGAAAAATACGGCGATAATAATTGGCGCAAAGCGGCAAGCAAAGAAGAACTCGATAGGTTTAAATCATCAGCAGAACGGCATTTTATGTATTGGCTAATGGGCATGGACGATGAAGATCATGCTGCCGCGACATGGTTTAACATAGTCGCGTATGAGGTCACAAAAGATAAAATAGATAAGCCTAGGGAAGCGGCAGCGGTGTTACTCGAAGAACAGCGCAAGGGGTTAGGCATATGGAAATCGGATACTCAAACAGAGATAAAATCAAACGAAAAAAAAATAGAAGCCCTACTCAGTAATTCCGACATTAGGTTATGTTTGGAACCATAGGATATCAGCTCTCCATTCAAAAAAAATAATAAAAAATAAAAAGAGAGATTTATTAATTTTTTTTGAAAGCATTACTAGCCTTATATTTTGCAGTCTCTGGTTGATCTGGTTCGTCTGAAAAAAATTGGGCGACTGTTTTAGAAATCGCTCCGATTATTAATATTGATAATGCTAACATAGGGTAATCATTAATAATTGATGCACCACTCAATATAGTGCATATAGCTAATATGCCAGTTGATATGTTTTTAATTTTAGATGGGGTGCTTTTTTTAAATTGTGATGCCCCAAATTTATACTTTTTCATATGACCTCCCGGTTTATAAATAGCTCTATTTCGTTTAATCTCCTGTTTAACAGCCCTTCGCTTTCGACTTTTACATTATCTTTTGTAAAAAATCTCCATCTAGGTAATTCAGAACATGCTACTATATAAGGATTTTCACCAGCATTTAATCTTTTTCTTAATTCGCTAACTTGAAAATTTGTCGCCCCAAGATTATATACAAAACTAACCAGCGCAGAAAATTGGTTATCATTTAATTTAACGGTTAATAATTTTCGCACAGCAGCATCAGCTACTTTTAGGTCTGCTAATAAAAAATCATCACATTCTTTTTGCGTATATCTTTTTTTTAGCTCTATGTCTTTGCCGGTGTGGCCATAGCCAACAGTTATTTTTCCGCCGATATCTCTGTAGGGGGTGAGTTTTAATCCTTCACATTTTTTTATTAATGCAATTCCAGCATCATTTAACTTCATCTGGCAAATCCTCCTTTGTCAATATGCCATTACGGATAAGGTATCTTTCTCGATCATATCTTTTTTTTTCTAATTCTTTTATTTGTTTCAATGTCTCAATTTCTTTTTCTGCTTCTATTTTTTTTAGTGATTCGGTACGCTCAAACTCACCATCCTGATAGTGTTCATACGACAATAAAATCCCAACAGTCCCTACTATCGCAGCACCAATAAATGATAATATTTTAGGTATTTTCCCCCATGTTTGATTAGCACCTTTTTCTAGATGCTCTCTTTCCTGTCGTTCTCTGTCTTTTATTTCGAGGGACGATATCCGCATTTCATGATTATGAGTGAGAGCTTCCAGTGTTTCTCGCTTAAAATCATTTTTTTGCAGATTAATTTCAAGACTGTGTACGCGCTTGATTATATCATCTAGCGTTTTGTGGATCATGTCAGTCTGTGTAACAACAGTGGTCAAGGATGTCGATATATGATCGAGATTATGGATTGCTTTATCCCAACTGCTGGATAAATTTTCAATTTTAAACTCAATTATTTCTGTTTTACCGACCAGGAAAGAATAACGCTCAGAATGCTCATTATCATGAGCGTTATTTAATGTTGACATATTTATTTCGGTTCGTGATCTACAAAATCTACAGTAGCGTCTACTATTTCTTTTAATGATCTCAGAATATCAATCGCAGGGATTGAATGTTTAGCAGCAATTTCGCCAAGTACATTTCCGATCACTGAAATTTGTTCTTCATTTATTTCAAATTTTTTCATCATTTTTTTATCCCCTCCGGGGCTATGATTTGAGAATAAGCATATTGACCCCAGGTTAATAGTGCAGTATCAGGATCAGTATAATTGGTCGCAGATATTAGCAAAAAGAAATTATCAGTTACAGTATTTCTCCATTGGACAAAAAAACGTTGCTCCATTAATTGAGCAACAATAGTTGGCTCACTTATGGTTGGGTCGCGGTCACAAGTAAAAACAAAAGCCGATGATGTCGTTAAAAATGGGTCTGACATATATATATCCTATGTGATGATGAAAATTAAGAAACTAAAAATCCTGAAAAACTAGTCTGGATATCTCCGCCTACTACCCTAATATTATCCGATGCGTTACCACTCACCGAAAGTTGCGGGAACGCCACTTGACCAGCTGTTAATCTGACGCACAGATCACCAGTAAGCGTTAGAGTTTGGACAGATGTTAAAAAATCCAAAAATGAGATTGGGTAAGGGCTAAGATTAAATATATTATACCGCACACTATTGGCAACTATCTCCATATCAAGCAACGTATTTTGCGACACAATATTATTAATAGTCAGTGTCAGCGTAAACTTATAATTGCCGGTTATGGGCGCAGTAAAATTGCCAGTGACCCCAGAATAATTACTATTTTGGTCTGAAACGACAGTGTTGCAAACAATTGGGTATACAGTCGCGCTCCCTGTTACCCCCGTCGTGGTCGCGGACAAATAAGCCCTAAAAGATGGGTTATATGGCAGGCTTAACGTCCCAGATTGCGACATATCATATACGACGGCATTGCGTGATCCAGTAGCGTACATCCTCATATTAGTACTGCCGGTGCGCGTACCGATATACCAATCTGCAGTCCCACCGGTAAACAGTGCTAACTGCGCATAGCCATTGGCGGAATCCCCCCGTCGTGCATAAAACGATCCTTCATTTTGAGTTCCGGTCAATGTGGTTATGGCACTAATCACGGTGGCAGCTGACACGCCTGTCGCCGTAAAGCTGCCGGAGGGGGTAAACGTAAACGGAACCGCAGTAGGGGACTGGACTTGAAAGGTGATGTTTTGTGAGTTTGTCAACGTACCAATTGACCAATCTTCAACGCCATTGGTCAATAAGTGTAGTTGTGCATAGCCGCCTGCTAGTGTTCCACGATCTAAGGCCACAGATGCTTCATTGCCTACAGTCGACGAGGTAGTTTTTATATTCCACCGCGCTCCGGTTGTCGCCGTGTTAAGTACCGCTATACCATTCCCCGGATCGTAAAAAAACCCAGAGTTAGTATAGGGAGAGGCTAAAGCACCACCGCCAAGCATAATCTGATTACTGCCAAGTAAAGAACTGCTTGTCATCGTAGTGGTGCTGTTAAAATAAGGGATACCACCAGATACGCCAGTACTTAATCCAGTACCTCCACGCGGGACGCTAAGTTGCCCTAGCCATCCTGCTGTTACACTTGTAGCCTGTAATAATGCAGTCGTTGGCGTGCCGCCTAACGTTAAGCTCACGTTAGTATCATTAACACGGGTTAATGCAGCACCAGTAATATCGCTACCGCTAATTGTTGACCATACCGGAGCGGCTGATACTGTCCCCGTCCCCGTTTGGCTTAAAAATTGTTTTCCGGTTGTAGTGTTCCCAGGTAATTTGGCTAATGTATTAGTCGCCGATGAATATAATATGTCACCTAATGTATAGGTGCCGACATTAGTGCCACCATTCGCAATCGGCAGGACACCGCTTACTTTGCTGGTTAAATCGACCGCGCTATTATTTATTTTAGCGGTCGTGATGGCGTTATTGGCGATGGTTAATACCCCACTCCCGGTAATGGTGGCATCACCGCTCATGCTGATACTTACTAAGTTTTTGCTAGCGTCGGTGAACACCAGTTGCGAGGCGGTAAGTGATGCAAGATTAAACACGCCAGCACCATTAAATGCGGCGATTTTGGTTGAGGCTCCGGTGTAAAAAGCAACTTCAACGGTTCCATTCGCGCCATTGGTGGTCGCCTGCAAAAATAGGCCATTATTGGTCGCGCTGGTGCTTGAGCCGCCCGCGCGAAGTTGGAAAATAGATGCACCACCATCACTGGTAGCTGGATTGCTCCCCATGACTATAGCCCCATAGTCATGTTGCCCTAGGACGGCTCCAGTCGCTAAGGCGGCAATCATTATGCCATCATTAGCAGGTGCAAATGACCGTGTCGCTTGTAGAGTTAATAAGCGAGTTATAGTGTTTGCTGCGCCGCCACTAACATTTAGTTCAGTCCCATTATAGGTAAGATTAGCGTTAGTGGATGGCGCAACTGCTGTACCACCCCCAACAACTAATTGATTAGCCCCAAGCACTGAACTAGATGCTATTGTGCTGGCAGCACTATAATATGGGATCCCGCCAGATATACCTGCACTTAATCCAGTCCCGCCACGCGCAACACTAAGTTGCCCAATCCATCCAGCGGTAATACTCGCAGATCGTAATAATGACGTTGCGGGTGTCCCACCTAATGTTAGGCTAACGTTAGTGTCATTGGCACTAGTTAAGGCGTTACCAGTAATATCAGTGCCGCTAATCGCTGACCATGCAGGGGCTGATGATACTGACCCTGTCCCTGTCTGGCTAAGATATTCTTTGGTTAGGGATGTGTTCCCGGGCAGCCTAGCCAATATATTGGCCGCAGAACAATAGATAGTATCCCCTAGCGCATATGTATTAATGTTAGTGCCGCCATTGGCGATAGGTAATATCCCACTAACTTTGCTGGTTAAATCGACGGCACCATTATTGATTTTGGCGGTCGTCACTGCGTTATTTGCTATTGTGGGGTTAGGGTAAGTCCCTGTCAGGTCTCCACCAGCTGCCCCACCAGGAGGGAGGCCAGAGGCCAAAGCGTTGTTAATGCCTTGTAAGTGTCCGGTGATGTAAGCTGTTATGGGGGCGTAATTGGTCGGGGTAGGATATGCTGCACTTAGGTTAGTACCGTCTAATGATAGATCGCCATAATTGCCGTTGACTGATGACACGCTAGTGATTATTTGCCATGTCCCATTCTGGGTATTGTTATTAGATAGCAATAACCAATAATTTTGTCCGGGTAATATCGCCGATCGAAATAAAGTATTATCTGCATAATTAATATCGTAACTAAACGATAATGGATTAGTCCTGATATATATTATTTTGCCAATAGGGATTAATGGATTAACCCCATCATTTACGATCGGTAACGTGATTGTCTGGCTTGTCAGCCCCATATTTACGTTTGCATAGGCCGCTAATGGGGCAGACAAAATAGTATTTAATGTTATAATAATTTCGTTGTACGACTTTAGAAATCCTAGATAGTTATCGATCCCCTCAAGATTTTGATCCGCAGAATTCCCAGCAGTAATATAATTAATTGGGTTATAGTCAACACGTACAGATGCCCCAATTGATAGCTTCTGCCATTGGGCGCCACCTAATAATGTGGGGGGATTTGTGGTATTACAATCGGTTAATAATATACAATCTGAGCCGGCCGCGCTTATTGAACCAAATAAAAAATCTCCTAAAATAAATTGCTGAATAGGGAATCCTATTTCACAGCTTGTGGTAATAGAGCTAACAACCAAGCATGAATTTATAAATCCAAAAGTGCCATTTGTGTTTGATAAATTCTGGGTGTTGATATCGTTAAAATTCCCGCCGCTAATAGTGTAGCTTGTGACATCTAAAAAATTAAGTCCACCACCAGAATTTAGATCTCCACAATCTTTTATGTTTATTATTTGATTTCCGTTACCAGTTATATTAATCCCGTTTGAAATACGTAAATCATTAAATGATAAAAATACAGGCTGCTGAGTAAGAGATGAAAAATTAAAGTCATTATCTATAGTTGTAAATAAAGTTAAATTTTTGCAAAAAAATGTCGCAGTGTCTCCTGAAAAATTAGTGTCCCAATCTGTCGATAATGATAGGTTGCCGTTAATATTAACCGTTGCATTATTGCCAACAAAATAAACAAATGGCTTAATTAATACAGATGATGATTCCAAATATATTTCTGCGCTTAAAACAATATTATACCTATTTGTTGGAGTCCCAGTTATCTGGCTGAGCGCATAATTTATTGACGCAAAAGGATTATATATACTCCCATCACCAGTTATATCACTGCCATTGCTTGGAGACACGTAGACATTACTAATAATATAATTTTCAAGATCAATTATTTTATTTTTAATATCTGTCAGGTCAGCTACTAAATTAGTAACTTGTGACTCATCAATCTGGGCATTTGGATTAACAATATCAGTAATTACTTGGTTGAGAGTCGCTGACAGACTATCAACGCCAGGGACATCAGACTGGGATATCTCCATTTTGTTGGTTGTTGATAATGACAGTGCCGGAGTTAATTGTGGGATTGTTTTTGACATTTTTATACTGCTCGTTGTTCCTGGGTCGTTGTATTTATTACTCTGTTTTCTTCGGTAACCGAATTTACAATTCTCGCTTCAAATAATGGCGGGCTAATATTTATATCATCATTATCAGACATTAAGAGCAGCAAATAAGTAGGGCAATTCATTTCTTCCCCCTATGCAACGCCTTGATAAATTGGTTGCAAAATAAAATCTACAGTTACAGTTTGTACTTGCGGCGTGGACGAAACAATTTTTAAATATGCGACAGAATCAAAAATCCACGGGGTAAGAGGTATAGTACAATTTGCCGGACAAGATGGGATTGAATATATATTAGTTAAATTATTCTGCGATATATTTATTTCTTTTGACACTGCAAAATCTGCGGTCTCAGATAGCAAAAAAAACACATCAGCAGGTGTCCAGTTTGCCGGGAAATTTATCCTGCGTGGGCAAGCCGCACCTTCCGAGGTGGTTATACAATTTAGAATTGTTGACGTTGTCTGCCCTGCTGAGATAGTCACAGGCGCATATACAATTAAGTTTTTGTAAGAGGTTGACATATATGGTCCCAAATTAAAAAGATATTATTACTACGCCTTGTGATCCATTACCGCCTGTTGCACCTGCAAAATTACCCCCGCCAGCAGATGTTAATACTGATGCCGCACCAGATGCTCCGCCGCCGCCGTTGCCGTAGCCTCCAGTAGCTATCCCGGTAGCGTTGTTTCCGGGGGAGCCTGGAAAATTATTGTGTACTTGTACGCCGCCACTAGTATTAACCCCAACGATGGATGATCCGCCTATGCCTCCAATCCCACCTAATGACTCACTTAATCCGCCAACCGCATCATAACTTATAGACCCATAGCTTCCTGGCTGGCCGCCTATTGATCCCCCACCGCCGCCACCTGATACCCGGCGGCCGACCCCCGCGAACTGTGACCCACTTCCGCCACCGCCACCCGAAACCAAAATTAATGACGTAACTCCCCGCAATACTTGCGTATTGCCGCCAGCTATGCCCGCAGCACCATTAGTTATTTGATCCCCCGCTGATCCTCCAGTACCAGCCGTCCCTATTGTTACCGTAAGCGTTTCCCCGGGCGTAACCGCGACCTGTTGCATAAATACGCCATTTCCAGCACCGCCACCCCCGCCGCCGCCTGATGCTACCGGCAGGATATTATCCCCAGCAACCCCGCCAGAACCACCGCCCCCGCCACCCCCGGCAATAGCGGTCACGTAAACAAAAAACACATCAGACGGCACTATAAAGCTGCCTGATGTAGTGATCGTTGTTGATTTCCTACCACGACCCACTTGCCAGTTAGTAGTGTTAGTCGGCAATGTTGTATTGCTATCAACTAAGCTCATGTAATAATTGTATCCAGATCCCGGATTATACCTGACATAAGCTAGCTTAGAGTACGGGTATGGCGTCCCGTCATTATCTGCGGTCGTAATAAACTCAGGGATACCGTGTGTCTGGTATTGTTGTATATTAGCGACTATGTCATAAGTAATTTGATTGCTCTGATCCCTTGGGTATGGTTTTGCAGCTGGATCAGTCTTTATATCGCGTTGGTAGTCAAATCCATAACCTTCATCGTAACTTACGCTGCCACTTGGTTGTATATCATTTGGCACAGGCGCACGATCACCAGACTGCGCAAAAACGTTTTTATAAAATTTTACCATTTATTTAACCCCATCTAAAAAATTACCATTTTCAAAATTTTCGTAAAAAGTTCCAAACCCAAAAGTAGAGTGCGTAGTATTTATAATCGTCGATCCTACTGCTGCTGGCCTTGGCAAAATATCATATAATTGTAACACATAAATAAATGTATCATTTGCGTCAAAGTTAAAAATATACCTCATTGTCATATTTAGTCCATCTAACGCATATACTTGACCGTACCCAAATAAATAATTCAGAAATGCGTTAATGTCTAATATATCTCCACGCGTACAAAGCTGGAAATATCTAAGTTGCAAAACCAAACGCCTTTCTTCAATCGGCAATATAATGCCTTGATTAATATTCGAAAAATTACCGTTATTAAAATTTTCATTGTATGTCCCAAAGCCAAATAACGGTTTATCGATAGCGTCAGGATCGGGAGATGAAAAATATGGGAGATTTAAAATAATCGACCAGACAGATAATCCAAAATCATTTGCAGTCCTCAAGTCAAAAACATTTTTATACCAATCCGACCAGAATTGATTTTGATTTGCGTTATACCAGTCTTCTTTTTGCGCTATCAAATATTGGATATTTGTAGCGTCATTATATTGCCACAATAACGATTGCAACAAATCAACGCTATAATCAAAATCTTGAATCCTCACGATGTTACAACCTGTATAGCCGATGATGTAATTGTCGGCTTTTGAAAAATCTCGATAAATAATTGTGCCACTACATAATTAATAGGAGAGGCATAAGATACTTCTAATTTTTTGACAAAAATTTGGGGGTATTGAGAATTAATTGCTCCCGATAATTCAAAAGGAGACACTTGCGCGCCGACAATAAAGCCATCCTCGCCATTAATTAGTCCATTAGCATATGCCAATATTGATTGGCGTATTGCCTCTACTGGATCGGCAACAGATGGATTATTGGGATTGATGGTAACTCTACAGATCACGGGGATCAAAATAGGGCGATCAAATTTAACCGGATATATTTGGCCACTTGATGGATCAGTTACATTAACAGTTACTGATCCATTATATCCTGCGCCTGCGCTTTTTTTGGACAGCAAAACATTTGCCACATCGCTATCTGATCCGCCATCGGCACACACATAAATCGAGTGCGGTATCATTGTGACATTATCAATTATTGTTGTTGATGAGGTCGTGTTCTCGCGGAATTTTAAACTTTTAAATCCTGGGATATTATATAAGGCAGATGTTATCGCCTCTGGCAATGCTGTACCTTGTAGGGCTAACGTATTGCGGCGATAAAATCTAGTTGACTCATCAGACTGTGTATCACTACCTAATGTAGGGGCGTTAGGATTATTAACAGTCTCTAGCCCTAACGGATAATCAACTAATGTTGTTAGGGTATTTATCGGGCAATCTATTACGCCATCTATTACGCTTTGGAAATCTGTTATTGCTTGTCCGGTAACATCTAATACCACTGTACTTAGGCTCTCAAAAATATCATTATTAACGTTTTGCGCCGTAGTGCCTTGCGGTATTGATGTCCCGGGGACTCCAGTAAGGACAACCCCAGGGACAAATGTTTTTGAGGATGGATTGCGCGCCCCACCAGTTAACGCCCAGATTGCATCAAGATATTGTCCACCAGCTATATTAGGGTTAATCTGATTTGCGAGTGTCGCATTATTCCGCGCGACGGAATCTCGCGCTAAAGTTTCTGCGGTTATCAATATGCCCTGGGGAGTATTAGCAGTAACAACTAAGTCTTGGCCAAACGCATCCTTGTACTCTTGCTCTACCTCAGCGCGCGTAACGGCAACATCGGGGATGATAACGCCCTGTATGCTTATGTAATTATATGTTGCGGCCATTTAAAAACCCTTGTAAGACTGTCTCACCACTGTTAGTTAATATAACTGCGATATAATTTAATGTCCCATCATTAATGCTAAGAGATAGATTTACAACCCGCAAAACTCCATCCACAGAATTAATCGCGGATCGCAATGCTGCCTCATATTGCACCAGATTTTGACTGCCAGAAAAAATCGCCTGAAAATTAGGGATGCCTTGATTAGTCTGTAATACCATCTCCCCCAGTTCAGTTTTTACTGCATTTGCGCACGCGTCCCGTATCGCAAGTATCCCTGTATTAATTACTAGATTACCATCGACCCCGATATATAGATCATTATTATCATTAACCGCAAATGTTTTGGTCATGGGGGAGTCCCTGGGGTAATTGTGCCAGATGCAGTTATATTACCTGCTGATGCGATATCTCCTAAAACTAATTCTTCGCCATTTATTTGGCTGTCATTTTCGACGAGTAAATCATTTTGTACCACTAAATTATTTTGCAAGGTCGCATCCCCGGTAACTACTAGATCACCATCTATTTCAACGGTCGGGGCTGTCATCTTTATTTTATCTCCCCATAGAGATATGCGTACACTATTATCTAGATTTTGCAAGACGACATTAGTGCTATCCTCTCCATTAATTGAGTAACCTCTTATAACCATTGGCAAAAAAAACGCATCGGAAAAATTTTTTTTCCGCATCGTATTTGGTGCTGATCTTTTGCCGGACTGCACATATAACGATATGTCACGATCACAAGCGATCAATAATCCTTGATCCCCAGGGACAAGGTTAAAATTAAGTGTATAACCTCCTCCACCTATCTGATATACAGGGACTCTTGCTACTTGTGCGCGCTTTTGCGTTTGCCCATTTGTCGCGACAACATCTATTAATGGTTGTACTTGTGCTAGATTTTTTTCTCTGTCAAACGCAACTATTTCCGCCGGCAAAACTCCATCCATCCCCTGCGTATATTTGTTCATAACGAGCCGGAATGTCCCAACTAAACTATCGTTATCTGTTGGATTTAGAGATGGATTTGCATTTGTCATATTTTTAATGCCTCAGCGCTCCAGTAGAACGGGACATCACGCGTCGTAATGTCAAATGATAATTTATATATCACATAATCCCCATTTAATGCGGGGTATATCTGACTATTTAGTCTTAATGTCCCGCCTAACTGTGTTTGGCCGTCAAATAAAAATTTAACTTTTATCCCCTGCTCAGTTGTTTCTGGGATCCCTATCATGCCAGTTTCTGCACTAACTATTGTCACCTTATTGGATAGTGGCACATTGGCATCTTTAACAATCAAGACATCATTATCTACATACGCATCGATTGTCCCCATGTCATTAAGGGCATCAACCTGCTTTAGTGATCCCCCTGTATATGAGTAATTACTTATTTGTTTATCGGTCGCCTGAAAATCTAAAGACACCGATAAATCATCTGCTACTTGTTTGCTTATCTGTGATAACTTGCTCAACTGATTATTATTACGAGATACAATATTACCTTTTTCATAGTTGCTAGTTAGACATTTCATGATTATGGGGATATCAGGCGGTTCATCCGGCGATGATGTAATAATATTGCCACTATATACACGCGTATATCCATATGATTTTCTGCCAGCATCTACATATATTTTTTTTGGGGTATGGTTTTCGTTAAATGGTGTCGTCTCAGTCAATATATAATTGCGTGTATCTTTGGCGAGATTAAATATTTTTATCTCTGCGTCATTTTGATTTGCGTTTACATATTTTGTCCCCGTCGCGACGATGGCAAACCCAGTGTCAGACCCCTCGTAAACTTTAAGGCGCCCATCAACTTCAATACTTATTTTCACAATCCTAGGGTCAAGCTCCTGCAATTATGGCCTCCAACTCCTGAGCATTAATATATATAAGTGATTGCGTTACGCCAAATTGGGTATAATAGGGGTATTCTTCATTGTTGGTTAAAAAAATAAAATTACCATATTTAATATATTGATATTTGTAAGGGATAATCGGAGAGCCAGAAACAGCGCGTATATTTTCATTTAGTAAAATATTATCTCTTGTGATACTCACCCCCATAATACCATTTGCTTCTTTGATGACGATATCATATATATTATTATCTAATCTTATAGACAATGACTGATTAGGGATCGCTTGTAATGATATGTTTTTCATTTAATAAATTTTTCGAATGCAAAGGAGCTTTTTTCTGTATCTTCTTGGGATGTTTCCGTAGGAGATATGCTACCTCTTTCTTTTGTAGAGGCATTTGTAGGATTTTTGGAGACAGTCTCAAAAGATGATGTAACAATATTAACCTCTTTCAGTTTTAAGGCTAATATTAATGCGTCATAATTTTCTGGGTTTTCCTCATGCGGAAATGATTCAATCAATTGATTTTGGTATAGCCCTGATCTAGTTTGTATTGTTAATAACGTTGCTTCATTTGATATTTTTTTTATGTCGTTGTAAGTGTCAAGATAATAAGGGGATAACAAAATCATCGATAATTCAATTTCTACTGGGAGTATTATCCGATGGTCGGCAGTCTCTATCCCATTTTCAACAGGATGTACCATTAGCTTGCTGCTTTCTTTTATGTATGCTTTTATCGGGCGAGCTTTTTCAAAAACTTGAATAAAATCTTGGTTGTAAACCCCTACCACATCAACCGCGAAAGTTGGTATCAATGATGCCAATGTATTTATAATCTGGCCTACGTCAGCCATTACATTAATACTCCATCGTCATATGTATTTATTGTCTGACTTAATTCAGACTTAAGTCTATCCTTTATTGCAGCTGCAATCCCTTCTGACGATGTGGCTGCTGTTTCTATTTTTATTTCGCCGATATTTACGGTAGTATTTTTTGTATTATCTTTGCTTATGTTATTTAACGGGATTTTATTCGCAAGAGATATCGCATTATATGCGCTTGAATAATTTTTTATTGCATCATTATTTTTTTTCGAAAAATAATTAAAAATATTAGGGGCAGATGATTTTTCATAAGACTCTGGGATTTTTCCACCTTTCAAATTTTTATTTAGGCCAATTGAATTCCTGGCCGTAGAATATATATCATTTATTTTTTGTATTGCTACTGTTGATATATCTATGACAAATTTCATGACATCGGCTAATTTATTCCATTTGTCTATTATTTTATCAGTTTGGGTAACATATATTTCTCCGATTTTCTGAACGGCTGATTCCAAGAGGGGGAAATTTTTTAGTAATTCTTTTATTCCATTTATTACTGATTCTTTGTAATTATCCCAAGCATTTAATGGATCAAAAAATAAATTAGACAATAAACTAAAATTTGCAGATACAAGGTCAAATAAAAAATCAAAAATGCTTATTATACTTTTTATTGTTGATTCCAGTTGCGGAAATTTTTTTATTAATTCCCCAAGCGCAGAGTTTGTGCCGTTTTTGAAATGTTGTATGTCGTCATATAATATAGCTATCGCAGATATTACAGCTAATACCCCTGCGCCAATAGCGATTAGAGGAGCAGCAGCAACGACCATAGACGTTATTGCGGGGAGCGCAAAAGATGTAATTGCAATAGATATACCAATTATCCCATTTTTAATTACATTCTCATGACCTCTAAAAAATTTTGCTATTTTCTCAAAGCCATATAATATTTTTGTGAAAACCGGTAAAATATTTGATCCAAGCGATAAAAATAATGATCTAAAAATATGTACTGTATCATCCCAAGTATCATTAAATTTACCGGCTATTTCTGCGTCTTGTTTAGTGATAACTCCTAATTCTTTTTGACGTTTAATGAGATCGTCTACGTCATGCTGTCCCTTTTGGAGTAGCCTTATTGTCCCTTCATCTAACCCTAATTTTTGACCTATCCCAAATGACTCAGAATTACCTATTTTTTGAAATGCGTTTGCTATCTCAGGCAATACTTCAATAGCATTTTTTGCATTCCCCTTGGCGTCTTTAAGACTTATTCCAAGCTCCTTAAAAAACGGCAATAATCTACTTTTACCTTTAGTGCTAAAATCTGCGATTGCAGCTGTCAAACTTTTTACAGTCCCCTGGAATGACTCAGCACTGCCGCCATTCATTTTCACGGCATCGCCCCATGCACTTATTTGCTCTACAGCAATACCGGTAGCTTCTGACAATTCCCCGATTTGGTCGGCTGCATGGGCTGCTGATTTTATGCCGGTGATAATTGATCCAACAGATGCAAAAGCCAAAAGACTCCCGCCAATAGTCCTAATCGTTTTTGCGAAATTATCACCAAATTTTGTAGTTAATTGATTAGCAGATGTGAGGGATTTTTGGAAATTATCGGTAGATTTTTTTACATCATCGATGCCTTTTTTTGCTTCGGTGGCATCGGTCTCAAACATAATGTAGAAAGTGTCTAAGATCGACATAAAATACCTATTTATTTATGATTTTTTTGCGCGTGTTTTACTGCAAGATATTCGTTGTATTTTGTTACAGCTATGGACTCCCACATCAAAAAGCAGTCCTCAATACTATAAATATTTTTTAATTCTGTGAGGGTCGCGTAATGCTCTGAAATAACCGCTCCAATAATGGGACTAATGTTTTGGTACTCCACGTTTGGACACTCTTCTCTAAATTTTCCAAGAAATTTGAGAGGCGTCCATCTTGAAAAAAACTACAATTATGCTCCGCCATTGCGCCTACTATTTTTATGCCTGTTTCCCAATCAGGAACATGGGCATTAATTAAATCTATTGTAGATAATCTTAAACTCTCATTGTTAGGCATAGGCACGTAAACATAATTTAATATCTCGGCGACTGTATCCATCATTATTTTATGATCCCCTAATTTCGGGATCGAGGACATCGAAAATCTAGTCATGATTGAAATGCCATCAAAAGCGGGAAATTTTGTTACGTAAAATGTTTTACCATTAATTACAAAATCTTTTTTGTCGATCATACGAACACCACATTTTCAAAGGTGAAAGAATAAGTTTTTGTTTTCAATCTCCCGGCAGATGCTACAGAATTACCTAACATACCATCAGTAATTGCGCCTTGAATACAAGTTATTTTATGGCCATCTGGGTATATCCCGGTCATAGTGATAATATCATTTACAGATTTTTTACCTCTCCCGGCGCGATTGGCTTGCAGTAATATAGATAGGTTTATATCATCTTTACTGTTCGGGACGACTGCAATATTAACGTTAAATGGATTTGCCCTTGTCCATGTCAATAGATCACCGTTGACGCCCATGCTCTTATCAGCTACTTGGATGGGCGGCAGGTCGAATGGGTCGCTATCATCAGCAAGCTGCGTGATCGTAAATCCGACCCCCGGAAAGGTAAAAGATGCACTAATCTGTATTTGTAACCCATAACCAGCTATGTTAGCCATTTTTTTGCCCTTAAATTAGTATGTCTGACCCTTCGACCTTTCGAATGGTATCATTTTTGGAATATATCAATGTATATACTGCTTTGTACTCGGTTATTGCATTATTGACGTAGGGGACTATCTCTATATCTATCCAATAACCTATATTTTGTACTTGATACCAGGCATTAGGATCACCAGTAATCTGAGTAATATATAATTTTTGGGTATTGGTTAGATTTTTGCCGATGCTAATTGTGCCGTTAGTTAACGCTTGGTCAATAACAGACTGCACCACTACTAATAATTGTATTTGTCCTTCATTGTTTGCGGGGATTTCTGAGAGCGACAAAAATGCGCCCATAATCACAGACCCCAAAGATGATTTTAACCACACCTCATTTGCGTAGATATTAATATCTATAATATCAGTCCCTGTCCCAGTCAAATAACCACGCTGGTAGAATGCTATTTGTTGCCCGGCATTTTGGGTAACGCCATAATAATTAATGCGCAAGCTATCTAGTGTATTGGATGTAGTCGTATCAGATACGGATGGCGTAAGATTAGATTGCAAAAACATAGAGCTGCTAACGCTATTGCGTGCATCATAATTTGTTGCAGCTATATTAGCCATCGGTAGCATTTCTGGGTATTCCCCTGCCGTTTCTGATGCCGTCATCGCAGTACCAGAATAATTAATTAACGCCGCAGAATAAGTTGCCCCATCTATTATATTAACCGGTAACATGTATTGGTAATTAACCCCTTGTCCATCTGTCCATACAGTTGCTTCCGTTGCCTCGTCTATAGTTAAGGCGGGGATAAATAAAAATGATAAAAAATTATTAGATGCGTTGGCAGAATTATCAAGTGTCTGTGTTATTGTCTCTGCTAAAGCGCCATCGGAAAATATCGCATTTAACCCAGCCCATCCGATTAATGACCTAATTTGTGTCCCTGAGCCTGAATCTGAAACGGATATAGTAGCAACTACAGCATCGCCGCCAACAAGATTAAATGACCCTCTGCCTGCATCATAATTAACTCTAGCACCTGTCCACTGCACACCGCTAAACGCAATAATAGCCGCCTGTATGATAGATGCTATATCACTGTAACTAGTCGCAGCGGCAAAATCTAGCCCACCAATAACGTGTACATCAGCACCCATCTGGAGCGTAAATGATCCATTGCTGATGCCCTGGAATTGCGTAAGTGTAGTTGTTAATTTAGCGCCATAAATTAATGGTGGGACATCGACATCAGTCCAACGTGCAATAGATATTTTTTGAGGGGCAGTAATATTTTTGCTGATGTAAGAAAAATAATATAATGATCGATAATATTCAACGGAGGTCAAGCCAAAATAATTCCCAACATCCGAGGAAGATGTAAACTCTGAAAATGACCCGGTAGGAGCTAATGGATTAGTCGTAAATAATCTTCCGATTAATTCCCTAGTCGCGACAGCTACACCACCAACACCACTAACAATATTTATGTATTTTTTAAACGCAATAGCCATTTTTTATTTTCCTAAACTTTATAAATTTTTATCTCATAAGATTGGTTAATATCAACCTCGCTAATTATTACTTGCTCATGCGTCAGGGTAAAATCAAATGACGGACTTGCCTCATGTTTGTCGTAATCATCTAAAAAATATGGATTACGCACATTAGTAACTCTTAATATCCCTATGCCATTTTGCTGCAATGTTGTTATACAATAATCGCTCTGCAATATTGCAGATACTGTGTTGACTAAATCAGATGCGGTTATGCTATCGGTATTAGTTGGGTCTTGTATTGCCCATGCGTTAACTTGGTATGTTGTCTCGTACTGTTGAGTTTCGGTGTGGATTTCTTTGTTGTTAATAATATCCCAAGTGTTAGTCCTTGATAAAAATCCGTATCTATAATCACCGATTTTAAAAAAATAAATATTGCGTCCAGAATCTGCGCCTTGCTGTGTTGGTTGATATGATTGCCTTACTGTCACATCACCTAAGCCGCTATTTATTAATCCTGTTTTAATAATTGGCAAAAATATTTTTATAAGTTGATTATCTAACATATTAGTTTGGGATCATTACCATTAAGACACCTTTCCAGCCATCAACATTATGCCAATCATTATTAGACTCGCATTGATATTTTTTCCCGTAGGCGATAATTTGGTCACCTGATGTATCTCGCATCGTGCTAATAATATCGTTCGTGCTGTAAAAAATAACGTATGATCTTGATAGGTCTAACCCATATTGCTCATATAGATTCATCGGCACGGGTTGAAAACTACCTTTAATATCTATTGGATCATCATATACACTTACTTCCAGGCCTATATTATTAACTGATCTAGATAGATATCTATAATAAGATACAGTTTGCGGCGCAATAATTGTTAATGCAGCCTTTAATAAGTTTGATCCAGGTATCATTTTTCTTCAACTACATTAGTTAATGTATTTAGCATTACCCCCGAGTCTACTAATGGCTTATATAAATTACCTATAGTTTTTTTATCGGATTTTTTGTTAAGTCTTGCGTTAATTGTGCTTTGTTTTAGGGGAGGGTCTTGCAATTTTGTTATTGTCTCTCTTATATCGCCAGCAGCCCTTAATCCTATGCTTGCTAAAATTTTATCAATATCACCATCCCCATTTAATGATTGCTTAAATAACTGAGCGATTATATTTTCCCACTCTATTTTTTTTTGTTTTATGGTGGGTCGCATATAAGGGCGAGGAGGTATTTTTTTTGCGGGGTCTCCGAATTCTTGTACGGCTGCTACATATGCAATCTGTGTCCCATCTTCATATTTTTCTTTTTCAAACCATCCAGCTTTAGATACTTTTTTATTTTTATTTATATCACCAATAAGCTTTTTTAATGCAGCACCTTCTTTCGATGTTTTTATTTTTATTTCCATTTTTCAAATAAATAACCCTGCAAATCTTCTGAACGCTGATGTTTCCGGCAGGCCACCGACATACAATCCCCCGACAGAATTAACTTGCAAAAGTGCTAATAAATTTTGGCCATAAGGAGTAAGACTTAACCACCATTGCCATTGATTTTTTAGCGGTGGGGGCGTTAATGATATTGATATCTTATCGATTGTAGCAGTCTGCGCAAGACCTGGTACTTGTCCCGCAGCCACTAAATCATTTAGTGCTGTTAAATGTGCAGTCATAAGCGTTAATGCTTGATATCTGCAATCACCAGCTAACCAGCCATAATCTTCATTGCTAATGTAACAAGTGGCATTATTAAAATTATTTTGCAGGATTTGATCTGGATATGTAACCGTATTTGAAAACGCAGGGTAATCTACCCTAAATTGCGGGATATCAAATACATATACATCACTCATTATTTATTTTCCCAACGGAGTGTACTTTAACACCTTTTACATTTTCATAATCTGCCGGGGTTTTGGGTTTAGATTTATCGCCTTTTTCCATGTCCTTGACAACTTTTGTTACTTCGACATGTTTTTTTTCAATGCGGATAAATCCGTTATCTTTGTGCAACTTGAAAATTGTATTGTTTTCTAGAAATTCTAGGTCTTCATCGCTCACGATGGTCAATGTGCCTTTTGCGGTGATAAGATTTTTATCTGCCAAATTAGCGCCGCCATTAATTAATACACTATGGCGAGGGATTACTAAATCCCCCTGACCGTTTTTGTCGTATGCAGTATATTTATTGTCTGATGTTAACGTCGAGTATATATAATAAGTCATAATTATATCCCTGTTATACGTGTGACAGCATAAGGGCGTTTGCAAAATACTCCAGCGGTAGCATTAAGATATCCTTCCTGGTATCCCTTGATAATTTTTTCCACGCCTTGCACCATAAATTTTGCGGGGCAAACTTGCATAAATGTCCTGCCATCATCTGTAGACAGATCGTTAACTTTTTCGGCGTACAAGTATCCAACATTCGCCCCCCCATTTGCCGCCGTGAGTTCAGGTGCGGAAACCACTCTTACCCTGGGGTAATTTTCACGGAGCCATTGCCTTACGGTTTGGCTACCATAACTAGCTGTGGTGGATAGGTAGTCATAGTCTGAGCTTGCCAATGCTAATGTCATATCTAATGATTCGGGGTCTACCTGATCCTTAGATCCACTTCTGAGCAAAACTATCATCGATCGGATGTCTGCACAAATTTCCTGGAATGTTTTTGTTGACCACAAAGGCGACCCACTGGCTCCGTTTGCAGCAGTAACGTATGCAGGCAAGCCTGGGGCATTTAGAAATCCGTACGTGCGATTTAGGCCACTGTTGTACCCAAAAAACCCAACTGCATTGCGCTGTACTTCGAGGGACAACGCTGACGATTCCCTTTTGGACGATCCGCTATCTACGCGTATCCTGGATGCTCTAGCCTCTTCCAGGTTTGAGACTTGCATGCCCACCTCAAATCGGACGACAGTAAAACGCTCAAAATTGGTATTCCAGGAGTTGAATGGGATATTAGTATAATCACCATATGGGACAGCAGTACCGACTAACTCCATTACTCCCTGTACAATTTCCTCGTCCTCCCACGATGCCATTGTTGATAATCCAACTAGATCATCTATTTTTCTGGCTGCAGTAATAATATGGACAAACCCAGGCAACCAACTCTGTAAAAATTGCACTGGCGTGGTAATAGTGCCGGTAGTAACTAATGGTTGCAGGTTATCCATCGCGTGCATCATATGGCCAATGGATCCATTATGATTTAGATCGATCCCTAATTTTTTTAGGCCGTCATATTGATCTACCGGGTAGTTAGATAGTGGCGCAAAATTACGAGCAGAGATATAAGAGTGTTCTTGCATTTGTATGTGTCCTAGGGGGTTTATGGTACTTGCGTTACGCGTATTACAGCCAACCCGGCTGCTGAAAGGCTAAATCTATCCACAATTGCAGGCGCAAGGGATGAGCCGCCAGGGACAGAGCCACCTGGGGCAATTGTTGCTAATATGCCGGTAGTATTGTTGTAGATAACTAGATCGCCGATATTTGCTGCGCCGGGAAGGGTTACGATTATTGATCCCATGCTCAATATTTCAACGTTGGATTGATTTGGCAGAGTCAATGTAGGCGCTAAACTACCGCCGGCAGCTGTCCCAGATGTTGTGCTACCTTTGGGATTGACCAAAAATCCAGCAAATACCGCAGTACCACCAGGATTACCAGCCTGTACTATGCCTTGGCTCACAACTGTAAAAGCTCGACCAAAAACGTTATTGGTAGCATCAGCAGAGTTTACAATAAATGGCTCAGCGCGTACGGGTCCCGAATCAAATAATTCTCCGATCACGCCAAATCCTTGGACAAAATTTACGGTGCTTTGGAAGGGCATTATCTTACTCCTGCTAAATATTTATCTACTGCGCTATAATTTTTGCTATCCATCGCGGATGCCGAAAAATCAGAAAATGTATTTTTACGACCAGCTAGATAAGCACGTAGCACAGGCAACTCTTGGCCATTTTTGCACTCTAGACCTAATTTTTTTATCCCATATTTTGCAATTTCAGAAATATTTTTACCTGAGTGATCAAATGTCCCTACATATTTAGAGAGGTCATCTACTAATACAGGGATTTCAGACATTTCTTTGCGCATTAATTTCATTGCTGCGTCCATGATGCGATATTCTTTCTGTTTTTCAGCTTCTTCGTCTTCGCCTTTTAGTATTTCTTTGGCCTGTGATTTCATTTCACCGTCCCCAGGATTTTCCTTATCTTTTTCTTCGTCGAGGACTACTTCTTCCTCTTCGTCTTCGATTTCTTTTTTCTCTTCTTTTTCCATTTCTTTCAAGGTATCTATTTTTGCAGATAGCTCTTGAATCATTTTCAGCAATCCTTCGAGAGATATTTCATCCTCTATTTTTTTTTCATTGTCAATTTCTTGCATTATTAATTTCTCATCGCAT